AAGGTCAGAACGCTCAGTACACCCCGCAGTTCTACGAGGACGGCACTGCGCCCACCTTGGTAGCGAAGGGGTCGTCAGGTGTGTGCGTCGATTACATTGTCCGCCGCCTGACCCCGACCGAGTGCGCGAGACTGCAAGGCTTTCCTGACAGGTGGGGCGACATCGACCCGAAGGACAAGCTCGACAGAGACGAGTGGCTCTTCTGGAGCGACGTGCGCAACACCCATAACGAGATAAACGGTAAGCCCCTCTTCGCGTATATTGAGGCGACAATACACCACTGGTACAACAAACTGCACACGGACAGTGCGGAGTACAAGATGTGGGGGAACGGCATCGCCCTCCCTCCCACTCTGTACTGCATGCAAGGCATCGCGGACGCACTGAATAAAGAGGAGGTTGAAGAGTGGATGCTTTAAGATATGACAGACCCTTAGACATCGCTCAAGGCAACAGCCGCAAGACGAAGACGTGGAAAAACGAGTCCGCCTTGTGGTCTGACTTGCTTGAGCGAATGAAGACACCGACCCGCACGTCTGAGTCTGTGGCGGAGTACAAGGTCATGAGCCGCGACAGACAGAGCGAGGTCAAAGACTGCGGCGGGTTCATCGGCGGCTACTGTAACGACGGTAGCCGTACCGATGTCCGGCACAGATCGGTTCTGTGTTTGGACGCGGACTACGCCGACAAAGACCTGTGGGACGACTGGAAACTGCTGTTCGACTGTGCGGCGGCAGTGTACTCCACCCACAAGCACACGCCTGAGAAGCCCCGTCTGCGCTTCGTAGTCCCCCTCAGCAGGAACGTAACACCAGACGAGTATCAGGCTCTCGGACGTAAGGTCGCGGCGGACTTAGGCATCGACAAGTTCGACGACACGACCTACCAACCGTCACGTCTCATGTACTGGCCCAGTTGCTCTCGTGATGGCGAGTACGTGTTCGACTACGTAGACGCTCCGTTCCTTGAGCCTGACAGCGTACTCGCGCAATACCACGACTGGCACGACGTGTCATCATGGCCCATGTCGAGTCGTCAGGCGGAGATTATCAGGAAGAGCGGCACGAAGCAGGGCGACCCGCTTACCAAGGGCGGCATCGTCGGCGCGTTCTGCCGCACGTACGACATCCATGAGGCTATCGCCCAGTTCATCCCGACGTACATGCCGTGCGACGACGGCGTACGCTACACGTACACGGAGGGCTCGACGGCGGCGGGCGTGGTCACGTACGACGGCAAGTTCTCCTACTCCCACCACGGCACAGACCCCGCAAGCGGTCAACTGCTCAACGCGTTCGACTTGGTGCGCGTGCATAAGTTCGGTGAGATGGACATAGACGCTGACCCGTCCAAGCCTGTCACGTCCCGTCCGAGTTATAAGGCGATGACCCAACTCGTGACCGAGGACAACAGGGTCAAGGCGCAGCTCGTCAGTGACCGCATGGCTGAGGCGCACGTCGAGTTCGACGCGTTGGACGAGCCGAGCGACGACAAGTGGAAAGAGCAGATTAAGATTACGGACAAGGGCGTTATCGCTATGACCATCGAGAACGTCGTGGTCATCCTGCGTAACGACCCCGCGCTCAAGGGCAGACTCGCGTTGAACGAGTTGGAGCACAGCGTCGTAGTGCGCAAGAGTTTGCCGTGGCGCGAAGTCAAGGGCGACAGTCAATGGGTGGACGCGGACGACGCGGCTCTGAGGTACTACCTTGAGCGGACGTACGGCATCTCAAGCAAGGACAAAATCTTCGACGCGGTCAACGTGGTCGCAGGGGAGAACGCGTTCCACCCTGTCAAGCAGTACCTCGCGACCTGCAAGTGGGACGGCGTACCGAGGCTTGACACCCTGCTCGTTGACTACCTCGGCGCGGACGACACCGAGTACGTCAGAGCGGTCACGCGTAAGACGTTCTGCGCGGCGGTGGCACGCATCTACAACCCCGGCTGTAAGTTCGACCAGATGCTCACCATCCAAGGCAGACAGGGCGCGGGCAAGTCCTCGCTCGTAGCCAAGATGGGAGGCGAATGGTTCTCCGACACGTTCTCGACCCTACAGGGCAAAGAGGCGTATGAACAGATTATGGGCGTGTGGATCATGGAAGTCGGTGAACTGGCGGGCATGCGTAAGGCGGAGGCGGAGACTATTAAACTGTACATCTCCAAGCAGTCCGACCGTTTCCGCCCTGCCTATGGACGACGCATACAGGACTTCCCGCGTCAGTGCATCTTCGTGGGCACGACGAACGAGACGGAGTTCCTGCGCGACACGACGGGCAATCGTCGCTTCTGGATCGTCGACACGCCCAACGAGCCAAGACTGAGCGTATGGGACGACCTTACGCCCGATGTCGTGCGTCTCGTGTGGGGCGAAGCGGTTGACGCGTACAAGCAGGGCGAGGGACTCTTCCTGACGGGTGCGCTGGAGGTCGAGGCACGCAGAGTACAGTCCGACTACGAAGAGGAGAACCCGAAAGTCGGCATCGTAGCGAAGTACCTCGAACGCCTCCTGCCCGAAGGGTGGGAAAACCTCGACATGTATACACGTCGGCAGTGGCTTGAGACCGACGCGAAGGGTGCTGTCAAACGTCAGGTCGTGTGCAACATCGAAATATGGACAGAGGCTCTCGGTAACAGCCCTGACAAGTTCGACCGCTACGCGCTGAGAGAGGTGCGTGAGATTATGAACGCCCTGCCTGAGTGGCAGAGAGCGAAGAAGGGTCGGACGCTGATCGAGCCCTACGGGCAACAAAGATACTACGAGAGGGTGAGGTAAATGGGGTACGCTGTTGTATTCCTCATCGGATGGTGGATGGGCTTCGGCATGTTCGCCTGTCTTGTAATCGGCAAGGAGGAAGACGAATGACCGTCCTTGAGAGTGAAATCGAAGCCAAACTACGCCGCATGGTAAAACAGACTGGCGGTCTGTGCCTCAAGTGGGTCTGCCCCGGCTGGGCGGGTGTGCCCGACCGTATCGTGCTCCTGCCTATGGGGCAGGTCGTCTTCGTCGAGACCAAGCGTCCTAAAGGCGGCGAGGTTGCCAAGCGGCAGGAGTGGTGGGCAAACAAGCTACTCGGCTTGGGCTTTCAACACTTCTTCATCTGGAACGAGGAAGACTTGGAGGAGTTCAAAGAGAATGTACTGTAAAACAGACTGCGAGTCTGTAAAGGAGGTGGTGCTATGAGTTTTACCCCATACCCGCATCAAGCGTCTGGCATTGACTGGATTACAAACAGACCGTCGGTCGCTTTGTTCTGGCAGATGGGCACGGGCAAAACCGTCACCACTCTGACCGCGCTCGACCGAGTCATGTTTGACTTACTGGAGGACGGCCCCGCCTTGGTCATCGCGCCTAAGCGCGTCGCAGAGCATACGTGGGCGAAGGAGTGCGAGAAGTGGGAGCACCTGAGACACCTCCGCGTGGTCAAGATCATGGGCACTGCCAAGCAACGCCGAGACGCGTTAGATGCTCAGGCGGACATTTTCGTAACCAATCGCGAGAACGTACAATGGCTCGTCGAAGAGGTCGGCAAGAAGTGGCCCTTCCCTATCGTGGTCATCGACGAACTCAGTAGTTTCAAGTCTGCTCAGGCGAAGCGGTTCAAGGCACTACGCCGCGTTCGTGGGCGCATTCGACGGATTATAGGTCTGACGGGTACGCCCCGTCCTAACGGCGTTGAAGACCTTTTCGCAGAGCTCTACCTGCTCGACCAAGGTGAACGGCTCGGACGGACGCTCACCGCGTTCAGACACCAGTACCTCATCCCAGAGAAGTTCAACGGGAACGTCGTGTACTCGTACCGACCGAGAGAGGGTGCGGAGAAGGAGATATACGACAAAATCTCCGACATCTGCATGTCCATCTCCAAGGACGACGTACTCAGTCTGCCGGGGCAGATATATGAGAACATCGAACTGACCCCGCCGACCGCCCTGCTCAAGCAGTACAAGCAGTTCGAGAAGGAGAAGGTGCTTGAGTGTCTGGACAGTAACGACGACATCATAGCGGGCACGGAGGCGGCTCTACTGGGCAAGCTGACCCAGTTCGCGGGTGGTGCAATCTACGACATGGACGGCGTAGCACACCACGTCCACGATGTCAAACTGGACGCACTCGAAGAACTCGTCGAGGAGGCGGGCGGCGACCCCGTCCTGATCCTATACGGCTACAAGCACGAGGCAGAGCGTATTCGTAGGCGCATACCGTGCAGGAGTCTTGAGACCGCCGACGACATCGACGCTTGGAACAGGGGAGAGATACCTGTCGCACTCGCACACCCCGCAAGCATCGGTCACGGGCTCAACCTCCAACACGGCGGACACATCACCGTGTGGTACACGCTCACGTTCTCGCTCGAACTGTACGAACAGGCGAACGAGCGCATGAACAGACCGGGTCAGAAGAATGTCTGCATCGTCTATCACCTCGTCATGAAGGGCACGGTCGACGAGAAGATACTCAAGGCGTTGGCTGCGAAGGAGAAGGGGCAAAAAGGGGCAATCGAAGCACTCAAACTTGAAATCTTGAAGGAGGGAAAGCATTGATATACACGAAGGAGACGGCAAAGGCACTCCTGCCCAAAGTAGGCGACCAACTTATCCGCAAGCCTGAGATGCACAGTAGCATCGGCGTGGCGGACATACACCCTATGCCCTGTGTGGTGGAGTACGTCAACGAGGAGCACTTGTGGTATCAGGTTCGATTCGAGGCGGGCTATACTCAGTGCTACAAAGTGCCTGAGAGGGGGCGAGAGAAGTGACACTCGAAGAACGTAAAGAAGCCCGCCACCGTATCAAGCGTCAACTCGGCGAGTATCGCATACTTGATAAGGAGCGGGCTCAGATTAAAGACCGTCTCACGGAGGTCGAGGCGCGTATGACCGCCCCCGGCTCTCCTAACTTGGACGGCATGCCTCGCGGTGGTCAAGGGGGCGATATGGCGGATCGTATCGCCGCACACCTCGCGCTTGTAAGCCGATACGAGGCGAAAATGCTCGAACTGTCGGACATGCAGAACACTATCGAGCGCATGATCGACGGGCTCGACCCTGTAGAGCGTAAACTGCTCAGACATCGGTACATAGAGGGCTTGGAGTGGGAGAAGATATGCGTGCTGATGTCCTATAGCTGGCGGCAGACGCATTACATTCACGCGACGGCTCTCGACAAACTCGTAGACAAAGAAAAACCAGAGGTTTAACGCCTCTGGTCTCTTTTTTTACTCTATGTCAGCCGTTCAGCATCTTGTCTTGCCAATGTTCTGCCATTTCAAGGTCTTTACTCTTCAAGGCAAAGCCCATCATTGCGTTCGCTACGGTTCGATCACAAACCCTATTCTCACAGCCGGGGGCGCAGGTCTTCTGCAACCAACCCTTACTTTCCATGCCTTGATAAGTGAACCATATCTCGGTCTGACTCGCACTTGCCTTGTCTTTGACCTTGGTAATCTCCAACCCGTCAGGTAAACGCTCCCTGAGAATATCTAACATCGTCTTCATGGTGTTTCCTCCACGCTTATATCGTCTGTATTCATTCGTCCTCGGTACTATGATCGGTGTTGGGCCATTCCGAAAGACCCATGCGCTCCAACAGGGCGCGATTCGTATATGAGTTGACGGATTCGTTCATGCCTTGGGCGGCTTCTTCGATAGTAGCTTTCTGTCCTTTGGGTACGAAGATGTTCAAGCGGTCGTAGGTTCGTGCGACGTAGGCGTTCTGTCGACGGGTCTTTTTGTTTTTAGGTTCGATAGCGCATCCCTCCTTTTTTGTGGTAACACCATTATAAGACGTTGCGCAACGTCTGTAAATGGCAATACGTGACGAAATTTGACGTTAAAGTTCGTTTGGTTTGCGTATTGCGCAACGTCGCCCCCCCCTGTATAATTTTGAGTACGTTAAATGGGCAACATATCCTAAAATCAGAAAGAGGGTGTCCTCATCTATGAAAAAAATCGACATACCCGCCGAACAGATGCTCGAAATGCGCGAAAAACGCGAAATGAGCAACCAAGAAATCGCCGAAGAACTCGGTATAAGCGTTTTTACAGTCTCACGGCGTATCGGTAATCAGCCGGAGTGGCTGACGAACAAGAAGAGGGCTGAGGGGATGGCAAAAGCACGAAAGATTCTGAAAGCCAAGTCTGCGCCCGCTGTCGTCGAAGAAAAACCCCTCAAACTCGACGCAATCGAGACGAAACCTTCCCCTGTAGTAGAGCCCCCGAAAAAGCCTGTCATCTCTGCACCGTCTGAGCCGTCCGTGGCAGTCAAACGTCGTATAACGCTTAGAGCCGACCTTTTCGAGCATGCGTATATCGGCGAATGGGAATCCACTCTGGCTGACCTCAGCCAGATGACACATCCCGAACCGTGGGGGTTCAAAAACCCGTTAGTCGAGACCAGACTACCTGAGTACGCGATTCTCAACTACTACCTGCGCCACCAGTTCAAAATGAACGCGATAAACTACAATAATTCGCAGGACGATGCAGAACGCGACCAATACTTTCACGTACGTAATAACCTCTGTGCGTTTAACACGGGTCTGCAAACGCCGTGGTTCAAAGACATCTACATGCTCTTCATCCGCAACCCCCGTCAAGACACCACCCTCCCGTGGAAATTCCTCAAGTTCGATACTGAAAAGGCGAACGAGTTCCGATTTGTAAACGACTTACCAGTCCCGTGCGCGACTCGACTCGTGCCCGACAGCCGATTCAACCCTCAGCGCGAAATCCGCATAAACGTCGAACACATCTTGTCTGACACCACGAACTATGAGCGGCTGCCTGAGAGCATCCGTAACTCTTGGAATCTCTCGCTTGCACTCGAAACGGCAATAGAGCTCTCTCGACGTAAATCTGTCGCAATGCCGAGCCTTGTCGTCGAGGCGATATTCGCTGGGAAGTTCCAATACCTGCTCCCGTTGTATATGACCAACGAGAGAACACCCGACCTTGCTTTGACGCTTGAGTCGTCGGGTGAATGTTACATAGGTCATACATGTCTTACCACGCAGATGGCGTACACCGTCGCGCGTAACGTAGGACAGCCTACGGTCAGATGGTTGACCGAATTAGTCGAATAAACAGGAGGTGACTCCGTGCAAACATTGGACGAAGTCGAAGTGAACCGAAAGAAACTCCACAAACTCGTAGACCTGATGAACGGGCAACAGCTCCGACTCGTCCTGTCGTTTGTCACGGAGTTGTACTCTCTGGCGTGAGGAGGGCGGGAATGAACTACGCAAAACTTAACGGCTACGACATCGCCAACGGCCCCGGCGTACGCGTGAGCCTGTTCGTATCGGGGTGTAGGCATCATTGTAAGGGCTGTTTTAACCCTGAGACGTGGGATTTTAACTACGGACAGCGTTTTTCGTTTAACACGATTCAGACGCTCGGCGAGATGCTCGACCCCTACTACATCTCAGGGCTGTCCATCCTCGGCGGAGAGCCGCTTGAGCCCGAAAACGTCGAAACGGTGACTGTCCTCTGTGAGTGCGTCAAAAAGCAGTACCCCGAAAAGACGATCTGGCTCTATACGGGCTTTTCGTATGAACATGTGAAGAATCTGCCCGTCATGCGGTACATCGACGTGCTCGTAGACGGCCCGTTCGTCGAAGAATTGAAAGACATCTCGTTACAGTTCCGTGGGTCGAGCAATCAGCGAATAATTGACGTAAAAGCGTCTCTTGCACGTGGAGAGGTCGTTCTTTGGTCGGACGATCCCGTGTTCGAGAGGCGGAAGTGGTAAGGAGGACAAAATCATGCAAGCAGTCATGCAAGGACTATCTACCGCCGTAGGGGCGATCATCGGGGTCGTTTTAGGCTATTATTTCTACGCACTGCCACGCATACGGCGTGAGAACGCCAAACTCGCGCTTGCCATAGACACGCTCAACAAGCGGCACTTGAAGTCGGTTCGAGAAACGCTTGGACTGGCGGAGGAGGAAGAAAAATGAGGCAGTGGCACAAGTTACCGCCCATGAAACTCGCGCATGAGAAACTTGGGCTCTATAATGGCACATGGTCGCAACAGATGGACAGGTATTGGGAGTCGAACGACGGCTACACGGTCGGAAGTCGTCAGATTCGCACCGAGTTCGGCGTAGTGGAGCATGTAACCATTCAGAGAATGGGTGTAGGCGGAGACGTGCCGTGGGCGGTCAAGCAGGAGATCAAAAACGAGCTTTTCGGAGCTCAGAGCGTCGCTATCGAGGTCTTTCCCGCTAAAAAGAACCTCGTGGACGTTATGGACATCTACCATCTGTGGGTCATGCCGAAACGATTTGAAATGCCGTTCGGGATTCACCCGACACGCGATCCGCAGTGTCCGGCTGTCGAACGCGGCTACGACTTCGACTTGGAGGCGGGTAACGCGTGGGTAGAGAGCGAAGAGCGTAAAAGGCTGATGGGGGAGATTGAGGAATGATGAAGTACCTCGAATTTTCCGAACGGATGTTGGTCGGACTCGACAAGTGTATGCAAAACGGCGGCGACCTCGAACATTGCGCAGAATGTAAGCATTGGAGCGACGCAGAGGGGTGTGAGTTCTTAAAAATCGACTTCACAGAAATTCGCAAGCTCCACGACCTGTTGACCGCCGCCGAAATCCCGCACACGCTCAAGCCGAGGTTTGCGGGGTGGCATCTGGTCTACCCTGACAGCGGAGAGCGGGTGTGCAGTGCAATTACGCACAGAATCAGCTACGGGCAATACTTGGGGCTGATCGAGATTATGGGGTTGCTCACGACGGAAGAGCTTGAAAACGACTCCGTGTTGGGCTATTTGACAGGGGACGACGTTTTTGAGCGAATTAAGGCTCACTGGGAGGGGAAGAAATGAGTTACGACATCCGCCTAACGCACCCCGTAACGGGCGAAACGCTAAATACCGACGTACCGCATCAAATGCACGGCGGAACTTATGTGCTCGGCGGCACGACCGAGTGTTGGCTGAACGTCACGTACAACTACGGACGGTTCTTTAGACAGGTCATGGGCGAAAAAGGCATACGGTCGATCTACGGCATGTCCGGCGCGGAGAGCATACCCGTGCTCAAAAAGGCTATTTCGCAGCTCAAAGACGACGTTTCGGTGAATTACTGGGACGCGACCGAAGGAAACGCGAAATCGGCACTTTATGGGCTGTTGGCACTCGCTCAAATGCGTCCAGACGGCGTATGGGACGGCGATTGAGTCAAAAAGGCGAAAATTGACCGTTTCGCGGTTAAAAATCGCAAAAATCCGCAAAAATGGGCTTCAAAAACGACTTTTCGCCGTTATAAAGCCTATTTTTCACTTTTCGCCGTTATAAAGCCTAAAATTGACTACGCGAAAGCTACAAGTCTTCAAAAAGTCGATTTTTGACCGTTTTGCGGCTGTCCGTCCTAAAATGAACTATTTGAAAGCTGACAGACCTTAAAATGGACTGTTTGAAAGCTGACCTTCTAAAGAGACTATCGTAGGAGGGCGTATAGCTGATGAACGGATAGCTGTTGAGCGAATAGCAGTAGAGCGTATAGCAGTAGAGCGTATAGCCGATGAAGGGAGTCCTTATGAGAGTCGAATTAGAGGCTTTTGAGTGGATCATAGTGTGTACGACGTTGCAATACCTAACGGGTGTGGTAGGTAAGGACGCTACGTATGAGCAGAGGGACGAGCTCGTATGCGTGTTGACACACATAACGAATGACATAATGACGCAGGTTGACGCACAAGTGGAGGTACGGAAGGGCGAGAACTGAGCCGGGGTTGACTGGTGGGATTACGCGGGGTCTGGCGGAGGTCGTCGGGGTCTGGTGGGCTCTGGTCGGCTCTGGTCGGCTCTGGTGGGCTCTGGTGG